CGCACGCACAGTCCGCGTGGACCGACACGGATGGCCGCACCTGTGCCTGCGCTGCATGAAGCGATGTGCGGGCGTATGATGATAACTTGCGCGCTCTCCACCCAGACCGGCGAGCCGTCGAGCGACGTCAGCATGATCAGCGCGGCGAGCAAATTTTTTCTCATAATCTGATCATCACGTTGAGGAAGGTTGTCGGCTGCACGTTGGTATGCGCGGCACCGCCGCCGATACTCGTCACCATGCCGTTGGTGCTGTTGACGTTCGGTGCGGTGCTTGAGAACATCGCGCCGCCAGAATTTTCCAGCAGGAATGATTGGATCGCCGCCGGGTCAGTAGACGGAGTGGCGCCACCGGGCGGCTTCCCGGCATCCTGCATTTTAAGTTGATGTTCATGCGCGGGGATTTGCGCCGCACTCAGCGCGACGGCTTCAACGCCATCCGTCTGCCCAACCACATGCGGCGTCAGGCCAGCACCGGCGCCAGCCGCAGCCAAGGCACGACCGAGCACTTTAAGCAGCGCGATCCGCTTGTGTGCCGTCCAGTCAGCGTCGGCGCTGGCGCCGCGACCGCCGGTGACGGGCGCATAGGTCTGGTTGATGTTGGCCCACAGCAGCTTATACAGCGCCTCGCAGTCAGCATTGGCGTGCGTTGCGCCCGACAGATCATCGCCAATGGTGCCGTCGTTCATCAGCAACCAACCGAGCGATGCCACGGTGTTGATCGTAAACTTTACGTCACCAGTGTCCCAGACCGTCGCAACGTCGCCGACTTGCTTGGTGATGGCCTGTTTCACGCGCAAGGGCGTCATGCCCTTGGTGTTGTTGGTGCCGGTTTCCGCCTCTGTCTGCGTGGCGATTGCTTTAATCAACTGCTGGGTGGCAATCTCCTGCGCGGTGCGCAGTGGTGTCATCGCCTTGTCATCGACAGTGCCGGCTTCGGCCTCGGCTTGGGTGGCGACGGTCACGGCGATGGTGCGGTCAACACTCAGATCACCGCCGCCCGTCGCCAACCCCGAAGTGCTGATGAGCCGGATGTTCGGCACCATGACGGCAAACGTCGCGCTGATGTTCGACCACGAGCCGTTTTGCCTCGCAAAAATATTCCCATCTACAGGCGCTTCGGCAAGGCCGGTGCCCTTGTTATCAACGTACTGCTTGGTCGCTGCTTCAAGGCTGCCAGTCGGATTGCTTGCCAGCGTGAGCGGCCCGGTCAGCGTGCCTCCCGCCAATGGCAGATAGTTGGCGGCAATATTGTCGTCAGCCGCCGCAAAAGCCACGGTGACGGCGGCGATTGCTTGGTCGCTATATTGCTTGGTAACGGCCTCCAGATCACCGACCGGATCGCGCCACAGCACGAGCGGCCCGGCCATGGTGTCGCCAGCGCGTGCAACCTTGCCGGTGGTTTCGCCGCTGATGTAGTCGCGGGTGGCGGTGTCGTCAGAATATTTTTCCCAATCGACTGGATTAAATGCGGCAGGGAAATTGAGGTTTGCCTTGGCGCGATACAGCGTACCGGCATTGACGACAAAATCCCCGGCAGCGTACACCGCGCGCGCGTCAAAAATTCGCACCGCCAGCAACGACAGCGGAGAGCCGATCGATGCGGATGCGGAGTCGCCCACGGCAACCTGCCGATTAGCCGTGTTGACGGAGAGTTCTCCCGGCTCCAGTTGACTAAACACAACTGACGGGTTCGACGTGCGCCTGTGCCGATAGTGCGAAGTCATGGCTCAATCACTCCTCAATCACGAGTAGGGCGCAGTCAGCCGCCTTTCATTTTTTTGCTTAGGAAGTCACCAATCGTCAGCGGCGGCTGTCCTTCCAGCGAGCGCAAACGGTTCTCATGGTCGTACAGCACCACATCTTCCGGTGCCGGTTCTGGCGGCACCGGCGCTGGCGGCACATAAGGATCGGGCACACCGCCGTCGGCGAGCCATTGCTCGTACTCGGCGCGATCACGGTTGGCTGGATCATCGGGAATTGACGCGCCATCCTCGGTACGGATGACAACATCGGTGGCGGTGAGTTGATAGTCTGCCATCACAGCCTCGCATCGAGTGTCAAGCCGGTAAGAGCTACTTGCGTTGCACCCGCGCCCGGTACGGTCCAACCTGCATTAAGGTATTGAGTCCCAATGGAGGTAAGGACGAATGAACTGGCGTTTACATAGGCCGCCCCAAGTGCCGTGACCGTGGGAGGTGCGCGCATCTTTGAGAAGAAAACAGGTGTATTCCATTGACTTGGCCCCGTCAGACAACCCCAAAATGTCATAGTCCCTATCGACTGATAATATCGCTGACACAACACCAGTTCCTGATCGTAAGGCCGCATGATGAACGGCGAACGCGCGGCGCTTGGTGCTTCATTGCCGGGAAGCACGACGACGCCGGTGATGCGGAACAGGTCGCTCATCGCGCCGACGCCGTTCACCTGACCCGGTGCAGCGATGTAGTTGCCAGCGAGCCATGCATTAGCTGATGGTGCTGTGAAGGTCGCGCCGCTAGCTATTGCAAAATGAACAGAGAGGCCGACTGTATTGTCGGTGGCCCAAGCACCTGTCGTATCGCCGGGAATAGTAACAGTGTTGTACTGCGGAACGTCAGCAGCGGCTTGCGTATAGGTGAAGGCGTAAGATCGTGTGCCGCCAACATTGCCGACAACGCCACTATAAAGGCCGGTTCGGTGATGCGCTGTCCAGAAGCCAATAGTGATCGGCTGTGCGTTTGCAGTGCCCCACTGTAGTCGTGCAATACGAAAGCCTTCGATTTGGGTCATGACTTGCACAAAGTCGCCAGCGCCTAGCGATGCCTGCGCGGTTCCCATGCTTGTGATGAGGTTATAAGGAAAGCCGGGAAATACGGTTGATGCGGCAGCGGCTACACCGACCGACATTGTACCGGCCCAATAAAATTTCCAGCCATCGCAAATGTAACTTCCGTTCGCGCCCGTACCAGCCGTGCCTTTCTCCTGACTGACCTCCATCGCACCATTAATCTGTAAGCCGCTATAGGCCATCGCATCAAACGGTGCAGCGTAAATGTTCTGCCGTGCTTGTTGTTGCTGCGGCGCTGTCAGCGTTTGTACGGTGTCGTATAGCACGGCCATGCCGCCGCCAGTTGCACCGCCTATCGTCGTCCACTTCTCGCCGTCCCATGTGTAGGTAGGAACGCCAGCGACAGGTGATGCCGGATATTTCTGGCCGATGCTAGGTGATGCAGGAAAGTCAAATGCTGCCATATCAATCATCCTTTCCGCGTCGATCAATCCAGCCGGTTGTACTGATGTAAAAATTACCGGTGGTGCTGCCTCGGACGCCAACTTGTTGACTGGTGTTTGTCAGCACACGACAGGTCGCGGGTCCGGTGTATGGCGATGCCGCAGGGGCAGATGCGGTAACGCCGCCGCCGCCATTCGCCGCAGCTGCTTCATCAAGCTGCAAGGGTGAGGTGACGAGGGCACTGACCGTCGCAGAGGGACCGGCAACAAGAAAATTAAAACACGCCTCGACGTTCACGCCGGATGGCACAGTGAGTGTGACAAAATTGCGTGAGGATGAAATAAGCGCGACGTTGTTTGCGTCGAAAAAAGCACCCGCTGTCCAGAGAAAATTATCACCAACCTGACTAAACTTGGTCCATTGCCCACCAGCCGCAATACGCATCGCACCAATGCGGCGCTTGAGTGTGTAGCTGGCTGGCATGGTCGGCGCGGTTGGCGAGAGCGACACCAAAACATCAACAACGCCGGTGTCGGTGCGCTTGATAAGGAAAACGTGATACCAAGTCGCGGTCACAACCGTGCCGGTGTCGAGCGCACCATTGCCAGAACCAGCCACCCACGCCCCCGATGTTTTGCTGATGGCGGCTGCGAGTGCAATCGTTGCCGTGTTGCCGTCATCAGTCGCTTGTCCTGCGGCAACTGAAAATGTCGTCGAGCTTCCGGCGGTCGAAAGCGCCAGCCCTGCAAGGTGGCTCCTTGTTACAAACACACTGGTGTCAGGCTGTGGACAGGCGATGACCCACTGCGTCGAGTTGCCGTCATTGTAGCGGACGTAAAGCAGACCAGTGTCGCTCTCCCACCACAGAGAGCCATCCTTTGCGCCAACGGGCGGTGATGCTGCGACAAACAATGAAGCGCCGGCGGCATCGACGTACTGCTTCGTCGCCGCGCCGAGGACGTTCGACGGATCGGCATTGAGGATCAGCGGCCCGGTCATCGTGTCGCCAGCCTTGGCGACCTTGAGCGCGTCCTGCGTATCGACGTAGGTCTTGTCAGCCTTCAGCGCGTCGGCGGAATCGACATAAGTTTTGTCGGCCTTCAGCGCGTCGGCACTATCGACGTAAGTCTTGTCGGCCTTGAGCGCGTTTGCGCTGGCGAGCGCGGCGTCGGCGGCATCGACGTAAGTGATCGCCGCCTTCTCGGCATCGACCTCGGCAATCGCTGCCTGTACGTTGGTCGCCGAGACGTTGCCGCCCGGCGCAAACCCAACCATGGCGGCAGTCGATGACGACCCAATCTCGCTCCAGTTTGATGCGTTGAAGGTGCCCGGCGGGATCGAACCGTTGGCTTTATAGATCTTGCCGTTCTGGACGACGATGTCGTTAAGGACGTAGGCCCCGGTGGCGTCGAAGAAGCGCACGCCGATGAGTTGTTTCGGCTGGCCGAGCGTGCCAGCGGCAGCATCACCGACCGCAATCTGTCTCTGCGCGGTGTTGACGACAATCTCGCCGGGTTCAACCGGCGACGGGAATGGCGTTGCGGCAAGCGGAGTGCGTCGGTGGCGATAACGCGATGTCATGGGCAATCACTCCTGCGGCTTTGCTGGATCCTTCTGTAGTGGAGCGGGTGGCGGCGGGTTGTTGGCGTCGTAGTCCTGCTTGATGCGGACGGCGCGGTTGATGCCGCGCAATCCGAGCGCATAGCTGCGCACGACGTTGTCGGGCGTTTCTGGCGGCAACCCTAAAGTCACCGCCAGCTTGGAGTGGTTGCGCGTCGTCGGGTGCCGCAAGAGCAGCGGCTTAATTTCAATCACTTTTTTCCGCCGGGGGTGTGCCGACCTTGTCGCCACCCGGCGCGCTTTCAGGATTTGGTGCCGGCGACGGCCCCTTTGGGGTGGCCATCGGATCCGGCTCGTTGCTCGCCGGCGGCTTCGGTGGCGCTGCCGGTTTCTTGTCGTCGTCTCTTGCCATTTTCTTTCTCCTTTTCGGTTTACCCCGCGAAGTCGGTAGGATCCGCGCCAGCCGCGACGGCCGTTTTTTGCTTTTGGTTTTTCGCTTCGGGCGCTGCGGCATTACCTTCTCGATCTACTGGAGCGCGCCGCCGGATCAGTGAACGAGAAAACAATCTCGTTGCTCATCTGGCCGGCACCATCGCGCACGGCCACCGGGCAGTCGGCCGGCACCACAAACAACGACGGCTTGACGCCGGTTGAAACCTGCGCGGCCGAGACAAAGGTGGTCGGCTCGTCGTAGCCGTTGAATACGATCACGCAATCGGGTGTGAAGTTCTCGCCCATCACGCTCATGGTGATGTCGGCGGGATCGCCGGCGGGCGCGGTGTTGGGCGACAGGCCAGTGACAAGCGGCGGGTCGAGCGGAACAAACGGCTCCGGCGGTTTTACAACCGGCTCGCCATCGATCAGCACGGATCCGGGGATGTCGGTGGTGACGACGATCTTGGCCGGGCCGGTCACTTCGGCAACCGAGCCGTCTTTCACTTCAATGGTCACGCCCATGATTTTTTCTCCTAGTAGGTTCCTGCGTCGATGATGGCGAGTGAAACCCAGCCGGCGTCCTGCCGGGCGAATGGCTGACCTGTTACTGGCGCTTCCTCGATTCCTGAGGCGCCGCCGCCTGACGGGCTTTCCGACCAGCCGCCGTTGCGTCTGGAATAAAATTTTGAGTCAAACGGCGCCTCTTCGATGCCGCCGCCGCCACCGCCGCCGCCAAGCACAAAGCGCGTCGGCAGAACTTTCTGCGCCTGCTCGCTGTTTTTGGTGACAATGCCGTCGCCTACTTCCGGCGGGGTTTCGACCGGCACCCAGAGCGCAACGCGAAGAGCCTGTGTCATGGCACGGCCTCCGGCTCAAACCAGACCGCCCACAGATGCGCGTCGGCCGGTGGCACCACCGACAGATGCAGCGCGGACCCGGAAGCGGAGAAATCGGCGCCCGGCTCCTGCAAGGCGCCGTCGAGCGACACCAGCAGTTCGGGCGAAGAGCCGACATTGGCGGGAACGGTTGCAGAACTGGCGTTGACATAAGTCAATGAAAAATCCTGCGTGCTGCCGTCCGGCACCAGCGGCAGCATTTTCCAGACCTTGACGATGGCCGTTGACGGCGCCGGCGGGACCAACAGATCCCACTGCACCATCGATGTTGCGGTGAGCGGCGTGCTGATGTGTAGCGTGTCGGTGCCGACATCGATGCTGTAGTCCAGACCGGGAACGAGCCGCACGCCGTTGACATGCACCATGGATGGAAAGTCGCCGACATCCGGCGTCTGCCCGGCGGTGTCGGGACCGGAAAAATCCTGCTGCCCGTCGGTCGCCTCGTAGACGTAGCTGGCGTGGAACGACGACACCTGTGCAACGGAAGTTTTCCAAGCGCTGCCGTTCCACACCATGACCTGATGTGACGTGGTGTCGTAGTAGATCGAGCCGGGCGGAATCGGATTGGGCGCGACCTGCCCGGTTGCCGGATTCTGTTCGCCGGGCAACGGGCCGGCCGGCCACGGCCCCAGAAAGAACTGCCCGGCGGCGCCGACCAGATTGTAGGCTTGCAGCGCCCACCACTTCGCCGACCACAGGCCGGCCATGCCGCCCTCGACCGGCTGGTAGAACAGCCCGTTGGGAAACTTCGATGCTTCGATGAAGTCGGGCGCGTGCGCGGCGTCAACCACCGGGCCGGCGAGATATTCCGCCCACTGCAACGCCTCATCCTTGGCGGCGATGGCGTTGTCGGCCTGCGCGCGCGAATAGTTCGCCCAGTTTTCCGAATCGGTGGCGTAGATGTCGGCAACCTCGGCGGCCTTGTTGTTGGCCCTTGCGCCGGATTCGACCTTCAGGCGCAGCGCTTCGATGCCGGAGGTGATCTGCTTGGCGACGTTGACGGCGGCCTCGGCATCCTTGGCGTAGAGCGCGGCGTTGCGCTCGGCGTTCTGCGTCTCGCTGATGCCGGCATTGATGGCGGCGCGCACCGGCTCGACGACCTGCTGGAGATTGTTCACCACCTCGCTAAACAGGCCGGTATCCAGTTGCTCCCGGCCGATTGAGGCATTGCGCAGCTTGCCGTCATCGCGGCGCAGTTCGGCGAGCGCGTCCTGCGTGGTGCGGATCGCCTCGGCCAATTCCATGAACATGGCGTCAAGCCGGTCGCCGGGGTGCGGCTCGCGCGGGCGCGTCTTGCTCCAGTCGGTAAAGCTGAATAAGCGCTCTGGGCGCTTGACCGTCGTCACGGTGCTAAATGGGCTTCCAACCTTAGCGCGGGAAGCCACCGCGCGGCGCTGCCGGCGCGTGACGAGCAGGTCTTTTCAATACACCCGCTGTTTCAAAACGGGAAGGTAAAAATGGCAAGGGATTTTACGCCGGCGCGGATTATGATTATAATAATGAGTGGATCATCGTTAACCATGAGGCTTGTCTGAGATGCCGAAGCTATTTCCAGTGCTCATCGAAATTGAACAGTCACAGGTCGGCAAGGTGATGCTGGCGCTCAACAAAATGCCGGGGGTCGCCAAGATCGGCCTTGAGATGGACCGCCGCAAGCCAAAGCCAAACGGCGA